ATATTCAATAATTTCACTTACCGTTACTTAAAAACGCATTTCAACAATCGTCATACTATGTATGTCGCTGATTACCCCTTTCGGGGACACAAACAGTATGATGAATCAAAACGACATAGATAACATTGCACGGTTGTTGAACACTGCTATTCGAAACAGAGATTGGGATTTCGTTTCTGAGGCTCAAGAATACATCGAAGAGTTTCAAGAAGAACCCATCTATGAAGAAGAATAAGGTATGTTAATAACTGTTACAATCATATTGAGTCTTTGTTTAGTTGCGTCTCTTGTCGCAAATGTTTTGTTGTACAAGGCAGGCATTCGCCAACTCACGGCCAACGAAATTCTTGAAGAGAACATTAAAGTTCTTGAAACTTGGATTTCGGATTTCCGTGCAGATGTGTTGAAGACCTATGCTCATGTAAAACTCATTGACGACAATCAAATGTTTGAGAAGGATGACGATGTAGGTATCGTTTTTCGTGACCTCAACGACCTTATTGCGAAACTGAACGAGCGGACTCAAGAAACCGAAGAAGGAGAATAACTCGTTTCTATGAAGAAGGCTAAAACTCGAAAGCTGCGTCGTGTCCACAAGAAAACGGTAAAATCTACTCGCAAACAACACCGTTCCAAGCCAAAAGTTCGTAAGCAAAAGAAAGCTATCAAGCCAGTTATAGCCGAAGTTGCTCTTCCAAAGAAGCCACGAAAACCACGTTCCAAGAAGTCGGGGTTGATGTATTTCACCCAAGATACTGAGGACGCTATCAATCTTTACAATAAGGAAACTTGTCCCATCAAACGAGACGAAATTTACAACACACGAATCAAATATCCGTTTGAGAAGTTGGTTGAAAATATCTTCAACACATTCAAATTCACTTATTTTGAAACAAGTCCATTGGATGTTCAGAAGGAAACCGTCTCCCATTTGGTTGTTAACATTCACAAGTTTGAATCCGGTAAAGGTAAGGCGTTCTCCTACTTTTCCATCATTGCCAAACACTATTTGATTGCTCTCAACAACTCTACCTACAAGAGATTCAATCAACATGTTGACATCGGAGAAGAACACGACGAACACACCGTTCAACTCCAAACCGAAGACCGTCATTACAAGGAAGCAGAAACGCAGGAGTTCATGCGTTTGATGATTGAGTTTTGGGAAAACAATGTCGGCAAGATTTTTACAAAACAAAGGGATTTGGATATTGCCAACGCCGTTATTGAACTCTTTCGTAGTTCCGACCGTATCGATGCGTTTAACAAGAAGGCTCTGTATCTCTACATTCGAGAAATTTCATCGTGTAAAACCCAACAAATCACCAAGGTTATCAACAAGATGAAACAGTATCAAACTAACATCTCTCGGGCTTACATTTCGACTGGTTCTATAAATACTGGCAACTACATAAAGGTTTGAAGAATCAATCCATACCTATATTTATGGGGTATGGATACTGATTTCGAACTATTTAAGGGCAAGTCTTTCAAAGAATTGTGTCAGGACATTTACTCTAATCACGAAAAGCGAAAAGAGCAAGTAGATGTCTTCATTGCCGACCTCCGACCTCTCATCAAAAATGTCAACGATGCGATGATTATCGTGCCGTTGATTAAGGGTTACTTGGATACAGGTAACACCAACGATGAACATCTCATTCGTCTCGCCGCTATCATTCAGAAAATCATGACCGCTGCTGCTCAAACTGAAGCGGAAGGTGGCACTTTTGGGTTGACAGAAGCAGAGAAAAAAGAACTGATGGCGGAAATCGATGCTATCCAAAAATCGGATGGTATTGTTGTCAAGAAGCTGACCGACGAGAAGAAATAACTTATGCCTTACTGGGATAGACCAACAAACCAGCAAGCTCCACAACTGGAATCGGTTTCTCTTATCAAGAACCGATATGGTGGCGGTGGGGGTCAAGATGCGTTCTATGAAATAGAACCAGCGTTGGTATTGGATATTATCCTTGACAAGAATCACCCCTTTCTCAAGAAGCCGTTTACATTGAACAGTGATAAATGGCCAGCCGGTGTCACTGGCAAACCACCAACTGATAAAGACCCTGACTATACTTGGGTTGGTCGTGTTCTCGTCCGTCTCCTTTATTCGCAACGAATGATTGAAAAGGAAAAGCTGGTGTGGGCATTACCATTGGAAGCTAACCCAACCGAGTTTCCGGTTCTCAATGAAATCGTAGGCGTCGTTTGTTACTTGGGTCAGTATTTCTACACTCGTCAAATCAATACGGTCAATCTTCCGAATGTCAATGCCGATTTCAACATGGAATTGAATGTGGGTGGGTTCAGAAAAGAACCAAACTTACCCATTCAGGGAAATCGTGAACTTAGGGTGGATGACAAAGACCCGTTCATACCATTTGAAGGGCCTACTTCTAAATTAAGACCAACTGGAGGCACAGGCTATCAGGGCGTGTTGGGCCGTTATTTTTTGTTCAATCAACGGATTCGTTCACTTAAACGCAGGGAGGGAGATTTCATTCTTGAGAGTCGTTTCGGACAGTCAATTCGTATGGGTGCATACGGAGAATCACGAGATGACGACAAAGGATTCAATTCAGATTTCTCAGGTTACATCGATTACAAAGGCAGTGGTCAGAAATACACGGTTGCCGGTAAACAGTATGAGGCTGGTGGTGGCAACCCGATGATTTTGATTAGGAATCGTCAACGTCCGTTGACAGAAGTTGGTAAAGAAACCAAGGTATATGATAACTTGCCAGCCGTCAAAGGGACAGAAGAAGAGAAAAATGTTGGCGGTTATCTTGTAGAAGATGTCAACAATGATGGTTCATCCATTCACATGACTTCGGGTACAACCGTTAGTGATTTCAAGACAAATTGTTTGAAGAGATTGTGGGGTAATGGTTCAGAAGAACAATCAGGATTCAATGGAACGACTCAGTTCAAGTTTCCGAAACTTCTAGGCGACCAAATTGTAATCAACAGTGACCGAATGATTATTTCGTCCAAGAGAGGCGAAACTTTCCATTTTTCCAAGAAACGATACGCTGTTGTGACTGATGATGAATACACAGTGGACTCTCATAACCAGATGGTTTTTACCACAAATAACAAAACTGTATTCAATTCCCCGGCTATTTATTTAGGAGAGTATGACCAGACCAATGAGCCGGTGCTTCTTGGTCAAACGACTGTCAATTGGTTGTATGACCTTTGCCAGTGGTTGTTGATTCATACTCATTGGTATAAGCACACGCATCCTGATGCGGGTAAAGCCAATCCAGACAAGACACAGACAACGGTTCAGGCGGCCTCTTTACAACAATTGAGAGACACTTTGAACACACTTATGAGTCGTCGAGTGTTTGTTGTTGGTGGAGGATTGGCACCCGGCAAAAATGGTGCGGCTGGAGATGTTAAAAATGGTGCGGCACCTGTGGTAGTAAGTATGCCGGCTGGAACGGGAGTTCCGGGAGGATTTACGGGTGCTAACAAGAAGACAAGTGCATCTGAAAAACAGAAACAACAAGATGATGTCAAAGCATCTCAAACCGCATCAACGGAAGCAAATCAGGCGGCTGGGCAGGCCAAGACGGATGCAGTTGCAGCTCAAGCAGCGGTCAATGTGGCCGCACGAGCGGCTACTTCATCAGGTCGTGACCCTGTGGCCGTCTCCGCTGCAAAAACGGCATCAAAAGCAGCGAAGAGTGCCAAAACCAATGCAGACAATGCAGCGAAATTTGCGAAAGAATCGGAGACAGCTTCAAAGGAAGCTGAGACAACCGACAATGACTTTATCAGAATCGAATCAAAGGTATCTGCGACCGATGCTTCGAACAAAGCTAAGGCTTCAGCCGCATTAGCGGCTACTGATAGAAAAACAGCAGAAAATGCAGCGGCTACTGCGAAAGCGTCCGCAGCGAAACAAACACAGACATCAAGAAGAAGGTAATCGTATGACAAAAACAGAACAACTAAGACAACTTATTCGTAAGATGGTCAAAGAAGAAGTGACCGCCGAAGTGAACCGAGCGATGGGAAAAGTATTGGTGGAGATGGTGAAAGAAATCAAGAAACCCACCAAACCCATTGTTGAAAGTCAAGAAGAACCAGAGGAAGTTGTCGAAGAAGCTGAAACAACGGCCCCTGTTTTGAAAACTGCGAATCCACGGTTGAATTCTGTGTTGGCAGAAACGGCTCGTAATTTCAAACCATTGCCAAAGACAGATGAATGTGTTTCGATGGCTGACTTGATGGATGGTGGATTTGACAAAATCGGTCAAAATGAAACCGTCGAACTGGAAAAGCCGAAAACCAAGATTGATTTTCTCAAACAAATGATTACAGAGTCAGCCGTCCCGGCTGCTCCATCCGTGTTGGATAATGCTGCGGAACTTCCGCCAGCTTTGAAAAAGTTGTTCAAGAAAGACTTCAAAGGCATTTTGGAATTGAGTAAGAAGAAACAAGGAGGTTACTCACCAAATGTCTCAATGGGTGAATAATCATGGCAACAGCACAACAAACACCAATTGGAATCACCGTTCCAATGAGAAACGGTACCAGTGGGTATTTTGAACAATCGTATGATACTTTGACTCAAACCAAGTCGAACATCATCAATCTTCTGAATACTCGGCCCGGCGAAAGAAGGATGCAACCAACATTCGGTTGTCGTCTATGGGGTCTTTTGTTTGAACAAAATGTTGACAATTTGCCGGATATCGCAGCAAATGTGGTCAAAGAAGACATTTCCATGTGGATACCAAATGTCACGGTAATTGATGTGACAGCAAACCTCTACAAAAGTGACCAAACAAGCACCGACCGTGATATTTATAGATTACAATTGGCTGTGATTTTCATGTTGAACATGACCAAACAGCAAGATACAGTCGAAATCACGATTGACAATGTGACCGGATAATATGGCAACAACAACACAAAAATCATTTCAGCCGAAAAGTAAGGAAGTCCGTTATGTCAATCGGGACTTCTCACAGTTTCGTGAGGGGTTGATTAACTTCGCAAAGTATTACTTCCCAAATACTTACAAGGATTTCAATGATGCGTCTCCGGGCATGATGTTCATTGAAATGGCATCGTATGTGGGTGATGTTCTATCCTACTACACGGATTACATTTTCAAAGAAGGTCTGTTGTATAACACGCAGGAACGAAAAAACATCATTGCTTTGTCGAGATATCTTGGATATCGTCCAAAAGCCACTCGTGGAGCAACAGGTCAAATCGATGTATTTCAAATCTGTCCCGCTACCGTTGTCGATGGTGAATATGTGCCAGACGAGAAGTATGCTTTGAATATCAAAGAAAACATGCAGGTGTCTAACAACTCTGGTGCGTCGTTTTTGACATCCGAACCAATCAATT